GTGCGATGGTTTCGTTGGGAGCTTCACACATAACTTCACATACCCAATACTCAGCAAACTCTTTCTCTGCCCAGTAAGCATCAGACTCATAAGAGAATGCATCTTCAAAGTCACTGAATGTAGTGATACCAAGATCAGTCAGCTCATCAAGAAACTCCATGATCTCTTCATGATCCCACTTCTCACCAAGGTGATCATGCACACCATCATACAAGTCCTTGGCATCATCATCAAGCGCCTCATATTGTGCGTCCTCTGCCTCACTTGTGGAGACATAGGTAGGGTCGAGAATCTCTTTAGCTTTCAACAGTTCAGTGTAGAAGTCAGTGAACATAGGCTTGCCATTGTCATAAACATAGCCAGCATCAATCGCTAGCTGCGTCCTTGATACATGATCATTGTTCTCGCTTACATAGTCAAGCAATGCTTGCCCAGTGTAACGAACAGGAGCAGAAATAGTCACGTTAAGTAACAAACAAAGGGACAATGTAGTCGAAGAAGACTACAGAAAACCAACACATGTGTGATGGTTAAGTGTAATCATCTGGCGATGAGTGTGAACGTTAGTTAATAATTAGCAGACTCAAAGTCTACATAAGCATGAGGATACATCTCACTGTATTCATCAACTAAATCCTCAGCATGTTGCTGCGTCCTTGCAACAGACAGCAACTTCTTACCGCCAAGATCATCCCAACTTAGCATGTAAACGTTGTACTTAGTCATTCATAATCTCCATCAAGTTGTGAGAGAAAGTCATAATAATCTGTTGGCCACATCTCTCTTGCTAACCAACTTGAGAACAAATCAAATGCAAAGGCAACATCAATCATGGTCAGTGATAGGATAAACATCAAAGACTTGCTCAGGGTATACTGCAGCGCAGTCACCCATCACCCATGCCTCATCATATGAATCAGCATGTACATACTCAGTGGCACACACAGGTGTGTTGTAACCACGGTTATAGTTAACTTGGTAAAGCATAATTCATCAAACAAACGACATTGAAGGGAGAACTTGTACACCTACTGCATCCTGACTGAATGCATTCTTGTAAGCGTTAGCTACGTCCTTGATCTTGTCTGCACATGCAGAGCATACAGTCACAAGTAACGTAGGCTCATGCTCACCTTTCCACACACCTTGGACGTGTTGTATTGTGTAACCCTCGAAGGCTACATCTAACACACCCTCAATGAATGCCTGAAGGTTGAGATCATTAACGTAACCACCGTTAGGTATGTTACGACCAAAGAATAACTGGTAAGTTTGCATAACACAAAGTAAACAACAATGTGTAGCACTGAAGGCTACAGAAAAGGATCAACATGTGATCCCTAAGTGTAGACATCAGACAAGCTGAAGAGACAGAGTGTTAGTACGCTCTGCATTAACGCAGTTGTTGTTAACCCAGAAACCAAGCGACATGTTAGGTTGTGCAATCAGGTTGATGATAGCACGACGAGACACATTGCTGTACTTGTAGCAGTATCCATTGCGGAACTCAACAAGTGCAGTACCAAGCACAGGATTGACGAGCACTTGATACACAGCATCAGAGGTACGGTTGGCAACAGGAATGTAAGCGTTGAACATGTAAACAAAAGACAAGTGGATAGGTGCGTCTCTGAGTATCGCTTCCACCTCAGCATCAGACGCATGAAGCCATGAGCAAACTTGTATACCGCCTGTGGCTCGGCGGTGTGGTGCTCACCCTTCTCGGCGTGACACAGCTGGCACATTGAGTGTACCCTAACCCAACCCCTGGAATCTCACTCGGCAGGTGGTTGGCGGCAGTGACCCGTGGTCCTACTCAGCTATCAATCTTCGATTGTCCAGGTGCTTTGCCATCCTAGAGACAGGCTGGCTGATCTGAGGGAGAGAGTGGTCGGCTTGTCAGGTGGCACAGTGCCAAGGCTGCTTGCCGTATTCAGTTGGCTTGGTGTCTCATCTCTTCTGGTTGAAGTTTCGAGACTCTCCTCACCCTTAACAGGGAGAGTCGAGATACTCTCAACATCAAAGAAGAGTATGGCTAGAGCCTAGCAGCTCAGAGCAATGGACAGTGACAGCAAGTGGCACATAGTACAGCCTGATCCCTGTTGTTGCAGCGGTTATCAGTGTTGCTTATGGTACAGTGTATTGCTGTAATCCATTGGTATCACTGGGTTCTCAATAAACATTACTATTGAGAATCTCTACAGATGTGTGAGACTGATGGTGGTGCAGTTGTACTACTGGCTGGCTTCGTGTGTGCCTGCCTGCACGTGCGTGTCCAGCGTACCTGTGCCTAATGCAGATGCTCTGGACATGGACATACACGCGTGTGTGCGTGCGTTAGGCGGGGGTGTACCCGTGTGCGCACGTGTGATCCGGGGGTACCGGCACGGGGGGTGCGGCGCTGCGCCAGCGTAGTATAAGGCTTCACAAATTTTAGTCAAAAACTAAAAACCCTTTAGAATGACCTAGAAGGGCTTTATTTCTTATCATAGGTGTCGATATACCAAGGAGCAGTTAGACGCATCTCAGGGAGCCTTGTAGACGTGTCTGACAGCTCTTCCGTGTACACCGGAGGTTGAATAGACGGAGGTTGAAGCGTTTCCCACTCTTTAATTGTTTCATCTAGCTCTACACGGACCCGATTATCAATCAATTTAGACTCTAACCAGACAAGAAGACCAAGAAGTAGGAAGTCTACCCACTGTATCTTAGTCTTCCATACCTTATACAACGCTTTAAACTCGTTTAATCTAAGTTCTTGTTCCACATTGCTTCACATATGTTAGGAACGTGTTGATACAGCAAATCTTGCGTTTGTGCCGCAATAATTGCATGTTCTTTTTGCGTACCATTACTAGTTCGCAGGTCACAATAATGCAACCAAGACCTAATCGTACCATTCATGTACAACTTAGTTGGTGCTGCCATGGGGAGTACTTCTCTTGCACACTCTTTAGCTACCCCAGCATCAATCAGATCTCCATACAGTCGATAAGCATCACAATAATGTTTAGCTATTTCAAACTCAAACTTTTTAGCCATTACTTCATCAAGATTATCAACACTATTCTGTCTATTCTTTGGATCTTGTGTCCTAAGCTGAGGAATCACAGCCATTTCAGTTACAGGTGCATACCGTTGACTAAACTCTTGAAAACTAAAGCTACGATGCCTAAGGATTTGTGCTGCTATACTACGAGTTGTATTAATTTCTACACACATGTTCACCATTTCAAACGGTGACCAATGCTGATGATCAATCAAATACTTAATCAAACGAGGACTGGTCTCAGTATTGTTTTGATTAGCAGGGTTAGAGACTCTTGCCATATAGGCTATAAGTTCTTCAGCATTAGGAGTGATGTGTACAAGGGTGGCCGTATGCATACAGTAGTATCAGTAGTGACGGGATTCAAAAGGATGGAGAGAATCAGTACTCACTAGATTCATAGTAGTGAAGTAGATGAATGAACTAAGAGGGAGATGTTTGTCTTTGGATCCTCCTCACTGTTCATTAGGAAAAAGGAAAGGATTGTCTCGTTAGAGACGAGTCCTTTCCTCCCAGGGGTCGGGTCCACCCATCCCTCTCCCTGTATACATCAGGTATCGGTCTTAAACCCAGGTGGGGACTGAACTTTTACCAGATAGTTGTCTTGCCTGTCTACGTTGGTCTAAATTAAACCCAAGAGCCATATGATTAGCTGCTGATTGAGGGTCATCTAACCACGCTTCTTGTAGATCATTCCAGTCTTCTTGTCTACGTGTTTTAATAGCTTCATAGGCACTAATTGCTAGTGCATCTGTGAAGTATTTAACGCCTTGAGCTAATGAGTCTAATCTGTCGTCATGTTTTACGGCACCTTTCTCACGACACATCCTTGACATCTGATAGAACAGCATATAAAGGAGTCTAGTTTCGGGTGCGGCTTCCTTATTCGAGTTGAAGTCCCATTCCACCACAGACCTATTAACAATAAGCTTATGTTGATTAAAGATAGGCTCAAGGGTATCAATAATACGGTCTTCTTTTCTGACATTAGCACGCACCTCTTCAATGTCTATAGCTTGTTTAGTTTGTTGGAGGTGTTTACGGAATAGTTCACCGACAATACCATCACCAAAGTTTGTTTCAATAAGAAGTTTAGTAACGTTGTACTTTTTACAAGTTCTAAGAATATCTAGGAGAGTGTTGTCGCTATAACCGTCTTGGTAAGCTTTAATTTCGTGTAGGTAAATAAAACCGTTACGTTGACTAAGGAAAGAAGCTGCTGTTTCGTCAGTACCACGACCTGAGGGGTCTACTGAGCAGATAGTTTCTGTGTACGGTAGCCAATCACCTTGCATGACCATTGGTGAGTAGAAGTAATCACCAGGTAGACCAACAGTTGGTAAGTCTTTAATAACATTAGATGGATCTGAACACCAGACTACAGCATCAGGACATTCCTTAGGGTTAACTGCTGTAACAATAAGGTCTGCCATCTTAAGTGGGAACTTTTCAGCATCACTAAGGCTAGTATCTAGCATGAACTGTAGCATGAAGTTGCTACGACCCATTGATGCTTCACGTTCAATTAGATCGTCATTAGAGAAACGATCAGGGTCTGTTACATCCCACGGTTCTACACCAGCGTCTACATCTTCTTGGATCTGTGGAGCAAGTAGACCTTCGTAGTTAGATAGTTTACGAGGGTAACGTGCTGGCCAGACAAAAGGTTTGTAATTACGTTCAGCTAGCTTACGGTAGATAGTAAATGTTGTCTGAGGTGTACCCAGGTACATAATACGTGAGTCTTTCTTTGGTGTAAGGATAGACTCAGCTTCAGTACAGAGTTGAAGGAGCTTCTCTCGCATCATCTCTGTCATGGAGTTACCAGGTACCTCAATATCGTCTAGAATCATCAGGTCTGCACGAGAACCAGTTAGCTGACCTGTAATACCAACTGACTTAACGGATGGTGCTTGGTGAGGTGAACACTGAACATCAAAGCTAATACGAGACCAGCGGGCATCATCACTCTTTGGTCTCAAATGTGATAGCCAGGGTGTCTCAATGATCAGCTTCTGAAGGAAGATAGACATGTTGTCTGCACGCTCCTTTGAAGCGGAGATGATCATGATCTTCTTTTCTGGGTTATTAAAGAGTGTCCACAAAACGAAAGCACCAGTAATCCAGCTCTTACCGACTCCTCGGAATGCTTGGATCTGTAGTCGTTTAGGTCCGTGTTGTAGGTAGTCTGCAATAGCGTATTGTGCTCGTGTAGGGGAGGGTAGATCTAGCTGTTCCCAAAGAGCTTGAAGAAAGAGTTTAAAATCGCCTTTAAGGGCATCTAAAACATTCATGTGGTAGAATATACCTAAGTGGGTAAAGAGGCGCCTTGTAGGAGCTTGTA